CGTCTCAAGTGGAAAAGTAAAACCATTCCCTTGGGATGCAAAGTGATTAATCTTGAAAAGCTTCCCTTGATCCTCAACAGTAGAACATCTACCGTAAGAAAGGAGGTTAGCCCACTCGAATGGAAGTAAATCCCAAACGAGTTCAGTCGCAATGGTGTCAGAGGCACTACTAAGGTCCAGAGTTGCTAAAGCTCCGGTAAGACTCCCTTCTCTCGCACGTTTTTGATTTCGCGTTTGATCGGTTATGTCTACCCCACAGCTCAACAGACGGTGACGCAAGTACTTTCCAATCCCTGTCTGGAATAAACCATTCAAGGGTGGTTGCACTGCTATACACCTATCCGTCTTTGCTGTCTTTGGCACGAAGGAAAGTCGAGCGGGTTTAACCCCAATCTCAACAGTCACCAAGTCCTGATCTTCCTCTGGAAGCCAGGCAGGCATCTCTCCCAATAGCTCGGAAGCCATCGGTACTAGATCTTCACTACATGTGATACTCGCACCCAGTTTATTTCGAGCGCAAGCTTTTATTTTTGGTGTTTCAGTTGTCGCACCAGGTCCAAACGCGAATTGTAATTCTTCAAGATTTGGCAGCGTACCCAAACAGTATGAGATTTTACGTTGAGCCCGAAAAATTCGAGATTCAACACCAGGTAGAAAGAAAAATTCACCTGCTCGTACCATTTTAAGTATTCTGTTAGTCTCGTCGCATAAGGCCTCTGAACTAGCGAAGGTCCGCCTCGCAGCTTCCTCAGTATCAATTCCGATATCTAAATCGCCCCGCTTCTTATAAAGAGCTAAGGCTGAGTAGACGTGGAAGAGATCATTGGCGTTGCTGTATGAGTCGTAATGTAAGCTATAGTGGCACAAACTGTGATAGTCATTATCGCCAAGAAAGCGAAATATGCATTCCCAGTCTGCATTTCTCTCAAGTACTTCTGAGAGGTGCCACAGTGCGATTTCTTTGATGATTTTATTGGTTTCATCCGCAGAAAAACTTTCATCCCATTGGTTAAGTACCATTTTATGCTCCATGGAGTAAGTAGCCGTGAGTGACTTAGACCGGTGTTATTGCACGCGAAAACAACGCGTCAGCAACACGAGTCGTGTCAGGGGTAGTGGCAGAGATATAACCCATCAAGATATTTGCATGGATCTGCTTTGCCAGTCGCCGTTGTCCGATTGAGCTCCGTTCCGTGGTGAATGCCACAGTTGTGAACTTATCTTCATAGGCGACTTTCCCGGATGCAACGTAACCGCTGGAGTTGCCCCCGGCGATCTGCTCCATTACTGGAACAACCGTTGTAATCTCACTACGTATCACTCCACTTCTGAGTTTCTGCTGCGAAACTTCGCAGCGTACTTGTGCAGCCATTGGGAGATCTGGGAGTTCCTCGCGCCATACTGCCCTCGTAACACCTTTTTCGCGAAATTCAGCGACAGGGGTGAGGGTATGTAACACAGGCGTAGAAGCACCGTCATAAACTTCGATATTAGCCATTGCAGGCATAATTTTCTCCATAAAGTTTTACGCATATTTTGGAATTTATGCATAGGTCTTACCACTGAGCGCCATAACTAAAAGCGCAACCGCGTTGGTACATCTTTGCCAACTGGCAGCCTTTGAAAGTGGTATAAATTCAGGCATTGGTGTTTCAATATCGAAAACCACTGTTCTTGTCATCGTCAGAAATATCCCGGAAAATTGGGAATTCATGTGAGGACGCGAACACCCCTTAACTGTTATACGGTGTTTGTGTGATACTACAAACTCCGCTTTGAGCCCTCTGTTTGTCGACTTAGCGGTCAACCAACTTTGGATAGGGAGGAACCAGTCGAGAACAAACGAATAGATCAAATTTTCATAGATCATGTTCGGAATGTCTCGGAGTCCCAGTAGTTCAACCGCATCAACTTCTGATACGATTGCCTTGATTTGTCTTCTCGACAAGTTTTCGCAAAACGTCGGATACTGGTCGGTTTCGGGATAGTTAGTCTCTAGCCGCTTAGTCTTGCGGACCACGAAAGTTGCACCGTGAGGCTCAGAGTGGAGATGCGCTAGATATTCGGCGCCACCCTTAACATCACTTAGCAAAGGAGCTATACCATAGACGTACATTAGTTCATTGCTTGCGACTTTCTCTCGATTCGATTTCATCGATTGATTGTCACCCGCTAATACGTCAAAAGCATTCTTGAGTCTTCTACGATAAACCGCCTTGATACGGCGGTCTCGCGTCACATCCTTTCTACGGTTCGCATATTTTAGGCTCTTTTGGAGCTTTATTTCTGCTATCCGTGCGAGGTGTAGTGACTTGCGAATTCTCTTTGAAATGTCTGCAATCATATGTAAGGTTTTATGCGACTGCGACAGCGTCAATCCAAGGTTAAGCGACGACCCATTAATCTTTTGACGGAGTTTCTCCGTTAAAGCATTTGTGTCGTTAGCATCCCAAAGGTCTAGCTGAGCATTCGGTCCCCACATATTGCCGCCCTGTAGATAGAAACAAGTATAACCGGTATAATACCCGGATTCTAACGTTGGATCGTTCCACTTTTGCAGCTGCATGGTGTAGTTGTGCTCACCTCTTATCGACTTTTTCTGTTGTTTCCCTTGTGACCATGACACACTGAATTTCTCAAAGTGTCTGATTTGCTCGGGAAATTCCCAGTTTTGAGTTTGTTGTCCCCGATCCTCGCCAGTCCATATCTTTTGATAATATGTTCCAGCTTGGTAAGGTCCGACTCTATGGTCGATGGTAAGCACTCCTGTGGTCATTTGAAGCTCCAATTGTTATTGGTTTGAAAACCTACAGTAATTCGTAGGCCAAGTTCCTTTTTAAACGCAGGACATGTAATGTGTCGAGCGTAGGCTGGAAGCCTGAAGCAAGCCGGGTTACCCCG